AGAACTTGCGCTATTTTGGGATGGAGAGGTCAGGAAGGTGGGCCAGAAAAGGATGATGTTAAACAGAGAGTTATATGGATGTTTCCTTATGAACTCAATATTTTAGAACATCAACTTTATCAACCTTTAATAAGTGCTCTACAGTCTAAGAACACTGTTCCTGCTTGGGTTAGCATGGAATCTGTGGATGCAGCCATCACAAAATTATTTGATACTAAGAACAAGAATGACTTAGTAATATGCACTGACTTTAGTAAGTTTGACCAGCACTTTAATGAAGACATGCAAGATTGTGCCAAGGCTATTTACACCTATGCAGGGGTTCCTGATAAGTGGGTCAGACAGATATTTCCAATTAAATACCAAATTCCTCTGGCATTTAATTATGGTAAAGTTAGATTTGGTAACCACGGTATGGCATCCGGTTCTGGTGGTACCAATGCTGATGAAACTTTAGCACACAAGTGCTTACAGCATGAAGCTGCTTTCCTGAATAAAGCAGAATTAAACCCTTATTCACAATGTCTAGGTGATGACGGTATCCTAAGTTATCCTGGAATTACTGTGGATGATGTAATGCGTTCGTATACTGCGCATGGTCAAGATATGAATCTTGATAAACAGTACGCGAGCACACAAGACTGCACATATTTACGCCGTTGGCACCATACTGATTATCGAAAGGACAATATATGTGTGGGAGTTTACTCAACTTACAGAGCTTTAGGTAGGTTGGCTGAACAAGAGCGATTTTATGATCCAGAAAAGTGGTCAGCTAAAATGGTGGCGCTCAGACAATTATCGATTATAGAAAACTGCAAACACCACCCTCTACGCGAACAGTTCGCGGACTACTGCATGAAAGGGGATAAGTATCGTTTAGGATTAGATATCCCAGGCTTCATAGATAAGATAGAGAAATACGCTATGGAAGCTATAGAAGACATGCCAGACTTTCTTGGTTATACTAAAGGTATCCAAGGTTTCACCCCTAAGGGAATAAAATCTTGGTGGATTGTCCAATACCTCAAGTCGAAGTCCAAAGCTTAGACTTCTA